AGATCCAGTTTCATCTGTAACTGCAGAAGCAAGATTAGCTGAAGTTGGAGTAGCAAGGAAAGTAGCAACTCCAGTTCCAAGTCCTGTTATACCAGTACTTAATGGTAATTCTGTACAATTAGTTAAAGTACCACTAGAAGGAGTACCTAAAGCTGGAGTAGTAAGTACAGGACTAGTTAAAGTTTTATTTGTAAGAGTGTCAGTTGTATTTTTACCTACAAGTGTATCTGTACTAGTAGGTAAAGTTAAAGTTCCTGTATTACTAATAGTAGAAATTACAGGACTAGTTAAAGTTTTATTAGTAAGAGTTTCTGAACCTGCAAGAGTAGCTAAAGTCCCAGTAGTAGGTAAAGTTACATTAGTAGTACCACTAGTAGTAAGAGTTAAGCTATTAGCTCCAGAGGTAGTAAAAGCTGCAGCTGTAGTAAATGCTCCACCAAAAGATAAAATATTAGATTGATATCTTAAAACGCCAATTACATTAATATCGGTTGCAGATAATTGTAAAACACTATTATTTCCATCTCCATCTTGAACAGTTCTTAAAGACGTAGTTAAACCTATATTATTACTTCCTATTTGAAGTAATTGTTTATATGTATTTTGCGTAGATAGGTTAGTTAATGATGACATTTATTAAGTTTCCCACGCTGAATTCCAATCTTCCCAAGTTACTTGATCGATAGCTTCCCAGACAACATTTAAAACTCCGTTAGGGTCATAACTCATCGGATCATATAAAGCATAGTCAAACGGATCGTGAAGATTAGGTATATTGTCTGGATTAGTAGCGTAATGATTAATAGATGCTTCTTTAATTACCGATTCTGTATTTATTTTATAAGGAACTAATCCGTAATCAATATCGTCTTTGTCCCTTTTACATACTAAGAGACCTCCTCTTCCTGTATATACATCAAGTAATGTAGCATCAGCAAAAGGAGTCGGGCATCCACATATATCGCAATAGATTACATGGTCTTTATAATTAAATCCATCAAATTGATTTTTAGTCATTTATTTCTTCTTCCGGAGGACAGGGGAATTCATTTGTTGAATTCCAAACAACTAGAAATCCATTTATTTCATATAAACTGCTTATTCCGTCATCTGCATTTTTTCTATTTGATAATTCATGGATTGAAACTTTAGCATTAGGAACTAATGCTAATATTTTATTTAATAATTCATTTTGCGTCATGATGAATACTCAGTTATGACTATTGAAGAAAATAATACTCCACCAAATCGTCTCGCGCTGCTTTGACCGTTTAAAGTAGTAGTTCCGGCATTATTAGCACCGGCTCTAATATTAAAAGTAATACTCGACGTACTTCCAGCTGTCATAGTATGCTGTAATATTACCTGTGTAAACCCTGTAGCTGTTTCAACAAATTCAGAACTTGCACTAAGTGCATTAGCAGTAGAACCTTGAATTAGTGAAGCGGAAAGAAATTGATTAGCGGCACTATTTGAAAGATTTAATAAAGCTTCGATTTTAAGAATATTTGCTGTATTTTTAGGAGTAATACTCAATGATAAATATTGATCACCTTCAGTATTTTGAGGTATAGTATCATCCATAGGAATTAAGGTTGTTCCGGTTGCTACAGCTGCTGTAGAAGTAGATACTCTTTGAACAACGAAACAAGATACGTCCGTATCAGGCAATGAAAATGTTCTATCGCCGGATAAAGCTGCTGGAGGTGTAACAACTATGCCATTACTACCGTTAGTAGTTTGTTCATAAACTACAAATCGACCTTGTTGCGTAGAAGTTCCTAAAATATTAACTTGACCAGAGCCTTTTGGTTGAAAATTTAACGATACAGTTGAATCGTTGCCAGTAGCTGCTAAAGTTGGATGAGAGCCGGTAACAGCATTTGTTATTGTAAATTCATTAACTGCTGAAGCAGTGGTGGTAAATATTAATTCTTCGTTTCCATTAGAATCATTAATTTGATTTATTCTAGGAGTAGTAAGAGTCGGACTAGTGCCGAAAACTAAAGCTCCAGATCCAGTTTCATCTGTAACTGCAGATGCAAGATTAGCTGAACTTGGAGTACCAAGAAAAGTTGCAACTCCAGTTCCAAATGAAGATATTCCAGTTCCTCCTCTATTAACTGCTAATGTTCCTGTCCAGCCGACTGTAATTGAGGCTGAATTTACTAATGCAGTAGAAGGACTACCACCTAATGTTAAAGTTACGTTAGTATCGTCAACTTTAGTTAAAGCAGAGCCAGAAATTGCACTTGGAGCTGCCCAAGTACCATCACCTCTCCAAAAGGTTGAACTTGAAGCTGAAGTTCCGCCATTAAGATTATTTACACTTAAATTACCGGTTATACCAGTACTTAATGGTAATCCTGTACAATTAGTTAAAGTACCACTAGAAGGAGTACCTAAAGCTGGAGTAGTAAGTACAGGACTAGTTAAAGTTTTATTTGTAAGAGTCTCTGTACCTACAAGAGTAGCAATTGTATTTGAATTAACAGTTAATGTACCAGCTACATTAACAGCGCTAGTTGACAATTGTAAAACTGAAGAATTTCCGTTTCCATCTTGTACAGATTGTAAAGAAGCCGATAAACCTGAATTGGCGGCTCCTATTTGTAATATTTGCTTATACGTGTTTTTAGGTAATAACCCAGTAAAAGCTGTCATTTTAATCCTTCTTTCTAAAACGAATAATTAAATTATAACTATCTCCAGCAGTATGTCCTGACGTCGTTAAGAGAATATCTCCCGTACCGCCTGCACCGCTAGTTTGAAATCCGCCTTCTCTTTCATAACATAGATTAACTTTACCTGATTGTCCAATTTGAGCAATCGTAATAGGTGAAGTTCTATCACAATATATTTTTACTTCCATACCAGAAGCATCTCCTTCGATACTATCAACAGCTAAAGAAGATGGTTCTAATCCATTTGGGCCGGTTAATGTAGATTTATCTACTTTGGTAACCGCTGATTCACCTGTTCCATCAGATAAATTTGTAATTTGAATTACATAGCGTCTTAAAGTATTTGTTAAGACCTTTGTAGTTACTGCATCTGCCATAATATATACACCTTTATATAAAGTTAAAGTGGAGAATACTCTCTCCACTATTATTAACCGTAACTACCAGCTGACAATTGTGAGCTGATTTTGACACCATTTGGTAAAACTAATACTAAATAGCTAGTTTGTTTACCGGTATCCGTTAAGCTTAAAGTACATGAACCGGTTGCACTTGATACCGCTCTTATACTTGTAGTTATAGCAGCGCCGTTATTTAAACTCATGCCGCCTGAAGCAACTGAAAAACCAGTTGATGCTGCTGAAGCTAAAGTTAAACCATCAGCTGCAGAAGAAGCATAGACAGTAAAAGGCGTAACCTTGGTTACATTATTTCCTGCTGCATCTTTAATTTGAACTGAAACTGTACAAACATTAGCTGCACCAGCTGCGCCTGAAATTGTTGACTGACTAGAGTCAGGATTACCTGCTACTCCGCCCGTCACATATCCTGTTATATTACCGGTAACATTACCGGTTACTGATCCAACAAAACCATTTGTTGAGTTTACTGGACCTTTAAAATGAGTTGTCATTATTTTTACCTCTATAGTCTCACTTACCTGTGAGTCGATTTGCGTCTATTTGATTGAAACTTAGAAGGAAGTAGGGCTTCATGCCCCACTGTCCTAAGTTTTTAACTATTAAGCTCCAGGAGAACCTACAACACATCTCCAATCAGCAAAGAACGTACGGAAACGTTCGTATGCAGAAACGATGATATCTTTGGTTGTCGGATCTTTGAAGGAATCAGTTGTTACGCCCATTCTAGAAGCAACTAACAGACCATTCTCAGCATTTGTAGTAATAAAAAATGCATCAGTGTCTGATAAACGTTTCCAAGGAATGATCTTTTTGATAACTGATTGATTATTAATTGCACTGATATCATTGTCAGCAGAACTAACACGATATTTAGAATTAACGATACGATCAGCTTCAAAACGAAGTTCTTTAGGAACAACTAAATTCATGGTTTCATAATCAGACAATAAACCGTCCGGATTCATAAAACCGTCTACTAAGATAACCATTTGTTCAATAGCATCTTCAGAAAGATCTAAAGTTACTGTATTTGAACTGGTTCCACCAGCTTGAATTGGATGATCAGATGCACAAAGCACTTTACCATCTGGACCAGTGGTAGCAAATGCAGCGTTTAAAACTGCCGCCATTTGATAATCTTTATTATGAGCTAAAGATTTAGCTTGTTCTTTACCCATTAAAGGTAAAAGATCTTCATAAAGATTGTCAGCAACTGCTTCCATTGTAATACGAGCTGATTTTTCATAGGTAAATATCGGCCAACGATATACCCAGTTTTGGTCCACGCTATCATAAGAAATAGCGGCACCTTCATTTTTACGGGTAGCTAACCCCATACCTGCCAACTGTACTGCTTCATAAAAGCCTTTTTCAGTTTTCACTTCTTGGAAGATTTGTGAACCTGGGCCTTTATATGTATCCTTATAATGATGAAGGATCTTATCAATACCGAGTTGTAGTAATCGGGGCAAATTACCCGTAGTTACACGAGCTGAATTAGCCATTTAAAAATTCCTCTAAATTATACACCAGCTGTACCAGTACCACCGGAACGTTCTGCACTGTTAATAGTAACAAGAATTGAAGCGTTAGCTGAAGCAGGAGTGTTATCTGCTCGATCTTCAAAACCAATCATTTTTAACTGTAACGTTGCAGTTGTAGCATGTGTACTAGAATCTAGTTGCATAGTTGATAAGCCAGATACAGTGTCAGCGTCAGTAATTGTAGTACCGCCACCATTACCTGTGATGTTAGCATTTTCACCGATTTCCGCTAAAGCAGTAGTACCATCGGATGTAATAGCATAAACGTCCGTATTATTAGCTGGACGAACCATTACATACATAGTAGTGCTAGCAGGACGATGAGTTCTATCTAACGACATACCGGTACCTTCGATGAAGTGTTCTAAGAACCCTTCAACAACTCCATAAATTGCGTCACCAGCAGAAACTCGAGCAACTGTCCGGACAACGGGACCGCTGCCGCTTGAAGTGCTTGAACCTGCTGTTTTAACTGCATCTCCGCGACCAACAATAACTGAGTCTGAAGATGGAATTATGCACAATTCAAGATCTTGATCGATCTTTTGCTGGAATAAACGAAGGCCGCCGTTTCTAATTACATTAGGCATTGTCATTTTCCTCTGAATTGTTTCTATTTAAATTGTTTTCGTTTACTTCGTGTAAGGTTACATTTACATTTTCACCATCACGAGTAACTTTTTTAGAAGATGATCTAAAATATCTGTCTTCATATCTTTTAACTTTAGATGCTTCATCAGATTGAAATTGTTCTTTAGATTTTCTCATAAGAACAAACTGGGCTCCGCCTTTGCCAGATCTAACTGATGGAGAAGGACGTAATTTATTATCTTCTTTAGATTTAGGAGCATTAGAACGATCGTCTTGTAAATGTTCATCAGAACTTACAATTTCCCAACCTTTTTCTAAATAGCGATCAATTCGCTCGCCATTGGGATCCATACGATCATCGTAACGAACTTCCTTATAAATATTATTTGGATCTTCTTTTGACATCTTAGCGATGCTTTTAACTCTCAATGTTGGTCGAAAACTTTTTCGTAATTCATCTTTTTGTAATTTAGTCATTTTTAAATATCCCCGTCTGATTTCAACTTTTGGACAAACTCTTTTACGGTGTACTCAATACCAGCTTTTGCTAGTACTCGTTTATTTGCTTGAAACATTAATTTATGGTCGGATGATAATTTACTAAATGTTTTATCATCTGATTCCCCCACTGATTCTCCCATAGAGCGATTAATTGGAGATTTAGAAGGAGATATCGAAGGTCTAGTTTTAATTCCAGTATTTACTAAATCTGGATATTTTAATTTCATATGATTTTCAATTTGAAACATTAATTCATCATATGAGGGCATTGGCATATTAGCGGCTTGATATCTTCTAATAATATCTGCATCTAGCGCAATAGCTTCTTGTTTTAATTCCGGATGCTGATCATTAAACCAATGTTTATTTCTATCAACAAATTGATTAAAAGCAGTTTGTTGTTTATTTAAACCTTCTTTTAATTGTTCTTGTTGCTCGTGGAAATCCATACTTGCTTTTTGTCTTGTTAAAGCTTCAATAGCTTCAATATTTCCATATTCACGAGCTTGCTGTAATCGGGTTTCAATTTCATTTCGAGCTTTTTGTTTATGCTCATTAATAGTACTAGTTGTATAATTTAAAATAGCACTAATTTCTTTGTCCCGTTCATCTAATTTTTTCTTAAGAGAATAGATTTGATCTATCATTTCTCCAGTACGAACAAATTCTTCTTCAGATTTATAACCTTTTAAAGAACCATGCTTAGCTTGATATTCTTCAGCACTTAAATGTCCTGTTGATTTAGCTTTGCTTCTAACATCTTCAGGTTGATCATCTGAATCTTCTAATTGTTCAACTTGATCTAATAATTGATCTCGTAAATCTTCTTGTTGCTCTATAGACATGTTTTCTATGTCTTGACTTTCTTGATTTTGATCTTCGTTCATTTACTTTACCCTTTTTTAAAAGCTACTATATCACAATCACTAATTAAATGATATTTATCGTCAACGTCTATTCTATAAGTTTGATTAGGAATAAAAAATACAATATCTCCAATGTCTGGAAATTGCATTTCATCGCCATAACGATCTTGAAAACATTTTCCAAAAGCATCAGGGGATTTTTTTACAATCTTTCCTTTAGAATACGGGACTTTACCAGTAGTTTTTTTAAATACTTCTCTACCAGTCTTATCATCAATAACTATATCACCTCTAACAATCTCGAGTTTATTCAAAAACTCATTAGAAACTCCTGTTTCTGATTGTAATTTCTTTTTTAAATACTCGTCACTATCTTCTTTGATAACTTCTATTACCATTCGACCTAAAAATGGTTCAATTACGTCTATCATTGAGAACTTTCCTCATCGTTGTTTACATTTTCTATCATATCAACTATAAAATTAAGTCCATTTATATAACCTATAGCTTGACAATACTCTCTTTCAAGCGCAGGACTGACAACTAAAGCTCCGTCAGTAATTTCGTCTTTGGATTTATTTATCTCTTCTTTAATATCTTTTAAAATTCTTTGAGTTGTTTCAAGATATTTCCATAATACTTCATCAGACATTGTTATTTCCTGAATTATTGTCTTTATGTACTTTTATTCTATCTGTAGTAGCTCGAAAAGCCTCAATTTGAGCTAACGATTGTTTAACACTAGAGTCAATTTGACTTGATTTAACATCTGAAGCTGTTTTTAATAATTTACCCTGAGATTCAGTTTCTTTTCTATCTAATTCTCTTTCTTTTAATTGTAATTTTAATTTATTAGTAATTTCTTTTTCGGCTTTTAACTGAGCATTTAATTCATCCATTTGAATTTGATGATCTAATGCTTTACTATCAAGTTGTACTTTTAACATTTTTGGATCTGGTTGTTGAGATTGTTTGGGTATTAAGAATGACTGAGGATCCGGTAATTGTAAATCAGTCATGATACTTAAAATCAATGCTTCAATGTTTAAAGATGAAGGAGCATTTTGTAATAATTGATATTTTGCTTGAATCATTGCATATTTATGAGCTTCAGAACTTTGAGTAGGATCTGCAACCGGAACAATATCTAAACTTTCTTCATCAAAATCTTCTTTAAAGACAGCTAAATTTGTATCTTGAAATTTAGCATAAGTTACTTCATCTGCATGAATTGCATGAATATGAAACCATAATTTAAATTCTTTTTTAAGAGAAATATATAATTTTTGAACAATAGGTTTAAAGGCTCGTGTTCCTTGTTCTACCATAGCTAACATACTGGTAGCAGGAACGTTTTGCATTTCAGCATCTCCTACTAATACATCAGTTATAAATCCATTTTCTTTACCTGAGGCGATTAACAGATTTAATAATCCAAGCAACACTTGAGATGGTTCTTTAAACGGTAAAGGAATAATATGTTTATTAGGATCAATATTAGGATTTATATCTAATACTTGAAATTGGCCCATTTTAAATTGTAAATTTCTTTCTTTAGTTTTAAAAGCTTTAGTTACAAAACCACCTTGTTGGTTTGCCAACGTTCCAGAATCTAATAATTGTCTAACCACCGAAGTAATAGCTTTATTTTGATGTAACAGTAAATAATTTAAACCTATAGAATAAAATTTACCTTGAGGATCGTCCATACAATGGAAATCTACAATATCAATTCTGGGTTTTATATAACGAATTTCACCATCTTCAGGATTAACGTCTATATCAGCATATTCATAAGCCGGAACAATACATGCAGTTTTTACAGAGGTTTTATGGACATATACTTTATATGGTTCAGCATATCCATCTTCGTCTAAGTCTAAATAACATAATTGACATAAAAATTCATGAACTGGCATCAATTCTCTTGAATCGTTTTTTTGACCGTCATTAGTTCCAGATTCTAAATTTTCTAAATTCAAATCGAGAAAATAACCTGATCGTTGATATGACACCATGTCATTTTTAGTTAAATAATGACGAATAGTTATTCTAGGAGCTTTTTCTAAACAACTTATATTATGATTTATAATAACATCTTCAGGAGCTATTAAATCTGAACAGTTCTTCTTAGTGATAGGATCATAATACACTTGTCTAAAAGCTGTTCCCCATGAAGCTACGATATGACATAGTTTATGAGTATCTTTTAACCATGTATCAGATTCAATTAATTTTTCGTAATTTAAAAATGAACTTACTCGACTAGCTTTTTCTTTCTTTTTATATAATCCAGGAATTGGTTGTCCTGTTTGTGGATCAACAATGGGTTCGTCTTTTCCTAAAATAGTACAATCGCCTACTTTATCATTTCTTGTTATATGTTGGACTAATCTAGATGCTAATTGAATTGTAGCGGGCGCTAATAATGGATATATAACTTTTGCAGAATCGACAAACGGAAAATCTCGTCTTTCGTTAGGATTCTCGCAATGTTTAATTATTTTCATCGCTTCTAAATTTGTATTTAGCCAATCTTCTCTAGAATCTTGATCAATATTATAACCTAAAATTACGTCATCCGCTATTTTATGAAGCTGATCATCATCTAATAACTCTGCTATATTTGGTGTATTTAAAAATTTTAATAATTTATCAATAGCTGGCATTATTAATATCCGGTTAAGTTATCTCTATTTGATTTTACAACACGTTCAATGCGTCTTTCTTCAGATTCAAAATCATGTTTTGATTTTGCAACCCAATCAAACAATGACGTTATGTATTTTAAAGCATCCATTAAATGATCTGCTTGATTTTTGGCTGGTTTATTTGGATCTTTAGAATCATATCTATAAATTCTAAGTTCATTTAATGTATTTTGTAAAGTAGAAAAAATTTTTAATTTACCGGTCTCAAATAAACCTAAAACACGAGCTATACCGGCTTCTATTGCATTTTCTCCTTCGGTTAAATCTAATCCTAAAGATCTATAAATATCTATTAACATTCTTCCATCGGCATTTCGACCTCCGCCTGATGGATCGCATATTCCTGGTATCCACGAACCTTTGGCTTTTATACTTTCAGCGTGAATTAGAGGTAATTCTTCTCCTCTATAATATTCTGAATAAATATATAGTTCGTCCGTCGAAGGATCTTTAGCTCCCCAAAGTACTGCAGTCTTATGCCAACCAAAATCCATTGCGAAACATCTTGGCCAATAGTCTGGAATCATAAAAGGTTTTACAGTAATTAAATCTTCATCAACTGGATAAATTCTTCCTGATCCTAATGTAGGAATACCTTTTCTTCTCGCATCTCGTTCATGTTTTGGAATTTGATTAATCATAGTTTCCTGATCTTCTTTTGAAAGATGAGGAACTTGACTCCATTCTACCCGACAAATATATTGATCGGGGTTTTCTATGGGACTACCCGTGGAGGGAAATTGTCCATTAGGTAAAAATTTTAAAACTACTTCACTTAACCCTTTTAAAGGAGTAAATGCTAACATAGCGATTCCAGGTTCTTTAGATTTACCTATACCCATTAATCGCATCAAACATTCTGTATAGATATCTTCTCTGGGTTCTTCATCAAACAGAATTACATCTACTTTTGCTGCTTGAAACTGTTCTCGTTGCATTTCGTTAGTTTTAACAATTAGAGAAACAGTATGTCCTGACATATGTTTAATAATAGCTGAACCGATTGCTCCCGGTGTACCTGGCATTGCATAATAATCGACAATACCGCAACCATTATTCTTTTCAGCTAATGGAAGAAGGCCTGTTCCTATTTCTTCTCCAGCTTCTCCAAATAATAAGCGTTGAGCAGAATCTCTAAATAATGCTCCAGATTCTCCAATAATCCAAACTGTAGTAGGTTTTTTAAATTTCTTTCCTTCCCACCAATCTGGATACATTCCGGTTAAATGAAAACATAGTTCAACTAAAGTTGTAAAACTTTTACCCGAACGATTGCCGCCCATATAAACTCTGAATCTATGATCTTTTCCTTTTTTCATAAATTCCATAGCCGGTCCATATAAATCTCTTCTTAATGGACCCTTATCCGGAAATACTAATTTTAATTTATTATACTTATTATATTCAGATAAAGCTTGAAGTGATTCAGCTATTTCTGCAAGTTCTAGATCAGTTTTATTATTCAGATTGGTCAGATTCATCGGTAACCTGCGGCGTTACATCAATTATATCTAATTCTTGTAATTTATTTTTAATAAACTCCAATCGTTCATCTCTAGTTTGAGTATTTAAAACATTCATATTTTGTATATTAATATTCGTTTGTGAATCGGAATTTTTATTCCATCCAAACTTCCTATTCATAAACGCTATCCAATAATTAAATGCTTTATTGTCCTGGTTGGACATTAACTCCATTCCTTTCTGTTCCCACCATACTTCACAAAGAGCTAGTCCTTTTTCATGGGCTTCTTTAAGTTCTGGTTTTTCTTTAAGCCAAGTATAAAATGTTTCTTTGCTTATATTCCATCTAGCATATATCCAACTATCTTTGGCTCCATTAGACATCATATCTAACATTTCATTGGGCATTTCTTCACGATAAACAGTGGGACGTGCCATATTATTTTCCATTATTTTTGAACCGGAACTTTACCTGGAGATTCTTCTCGCCGTTGTTTTTTCGGATTCATTCCATCTTTAGCCATTTTATCGACCTCTTTTAAAATATAATTCAAATAATCTTTTAATACTATCTTTAATCTCTGTCATATCTTCTTTGACTGGATCTAATTTATCTGATAGCATCTGTCGTACCTGTGTTTCTGTAACGACAGAATTTAAATCCTGTTCTAATTTTTCTATGCGTGACATGATACTCCTCACAAAAAACGCTCCTATGCCTGCTAGTATAGGTATAACTATAGAGGCTATAGTAATGAACATTTCCATATTATACCAACTTTTTAGTTATGAAAGTTTTTAGTACGGATCCTATATTTAATTGTGTCATAATCTTTTCAATAGTTCTGCATGGAATATAACCCATTACACCTACTTTTAAAAGATCTAAAACTTCTTGCATCATGGGAGAAAGAGGTTTGTCAAAATTAGGAGGGACGTAACCAAAAAACCAAGATCCAATTATTACCATTAAAAGGACCATTAATACAGGTCTCCAGGTTCTTTCTAACCAAGAACCTTGAGTCAATATTTGAGAAATAGCATTTGCAGAAGCAGTTACACTTGCAGCATCCGCATCATTTAATTTATTAACTGATTCTAAAGCTGATTGAATTGTTTTTGCTTGTTCGCCCTTAAATCCAAATAGGCCTGTGAAGAAAGAAGAAACACCACTGATAAGCAAAGTTAAGAAAGGCATCTGATTAATTCTTATAATTATACCGTTGACATTGCCAGTATATGTGTTAATATAACTAAAATACTAGCTTATTAGAATAAGAGGGTTTATGACCTAGTGACCCAATACACCGTGATTAGATATTTTCCCGTCTTTATTCAGTATCGTCTCTTAATCATATTCGGGGTGCGGCTGTTGACGTTATCTCTGTATTAAGTTCTTAGTCGGCGCAGATGCGGGACTTTAACTGCCGTGAATGTCTATTCTTTCATTGCTTCAATAGCAACTCTTACTTTCTCTATCTTATCCTTGATAATTGGAACAACTTTAATCGCTACTCCAACTCCTGCGGCAAATCCTATTGAAAATACTCCTAACATTAATAACATAATAACTCCCTAAAAATAAGAGCAGTCAGGCCTGCTCAGTCCCCTACTTTCGTATTATGAATTTTTTGGTATCAGGTTGTAGGCACCTTGTTCTGCATTGCACAGAAAGACTCTGTATTATATATTCTAATAGATCAGAGTCTGTAAAGCTAATTTAACTGTTTACCACAGTCTAGACATAGTATTAAACCATCATCAGTTGAAAATTCAATCCATGTTCCATCAACTACAGCATTTAAAATTTCTTCATGTTTTAGATTATTAAATAACTTAAATTGAATATCTTTATGGCTACAGTTCATTTAATATTACCTAGTAGTATAAATAAAAAAGGAACATCCTGTCGCCGTGTTCCTGTAGCGTATAGCTTCTAGTCCATGACTATTTCATTCTGACAATTACTGCTATATAGTATATTTTAAATAAATTTGTACTTACTTATATAGTATAATAGACAAATCAATATTTGTCAAGTATTTTATAAATATAATTTATTAGTTTTATTTAACTTTCTTTTACGGTTTTAAACCAACCGGATCCTTTTAATTTAAAAGAACTTAAAGATATTATTTTTTTCAAAGAGTTAGGATCATTACAGCTAGGACATATATGATTATGTTCCTCAGTAGAATTTTCAAATAATTCAAGCAGATGGGAACATTGTGTACATTTATATTCGTATATTGGCATTTTAAAATCTCTAAAGTAATTCTAATACTATTCCTTCAAAATAATTTACGGTATTATAATTATTTGGCGAGGCTATAGAATTAGTTATATATGCTTGACCGTTTATGCAAGGAACAGCCCATACTCTATCGCCACAATCTAATTTTATTTTCCGAGTTATTCTATTAGATTGATTGTATTTAACATTTTGATTAGAAGGTTGATAAGCTACTGAATCATCTCCAGCTATTTCTCCACCGATTGATCCATCAGGGGGTGGTAATATATTTTTAATAATTAACAATGTGAGGCCGGAATCTTGAGCTGGCCTTTCCCATAGAATATTAGCATGAAATTCTACAATCATAGGACATGACGCTACAAAACAAGAATTTACTGTGTCAAAACAACCAGTTGTATCCCATTCAAGAAGGTCACATTTTAACGGGGTGTGACGTGAATAAGGAATGAATAATTGATGGCCAACTGAATAAGCATGAAATGATGAAAGAGGTTTTACCATTTAAAATTTTCTCCTATATTTTTCAAGTACTTGACTATTTTAAAAGCGGGTAGTAAGTATAGTGTTAGATGTTATGTAACTTACATAAGGGATCCCTTAACAATTCTTTTCCCCTCCGGGTAGGTCTTTATTCAGTTATAGAATCCAAGTAAGAATCATTAGGCCAAAGCCAGACAGTAAATGTCTTTTTTATCTAAGATAGACTTAAGATATAATTATTTATTTATATTCAATAAGTTATCCAGTTATAATACTATCCTATATACTAACCTATTGATTATATTAACTAAGTTATAAGTTAGCGAGTATTAATTATAGCAAGTGAGTATTAAGTAGAGGGGTTAGGTGTATCATTATCAGGTAACACAGGTAATCTAAGATCATCAGTATGATAAGCAAGAACATCTACAAGATAATAAAGAGCATAACAAGGATGACTATCTAATAACTCTATAAACCTTCTATATTCTTCTTTACTTAGGACATCTATATCCCTATCACTCATCTAACATATCCTCGCTAGAAGCTCGTATCTAAGTTCTAAGGTACTTTCTTTTATAAGAGTCAGATAACTAACTACTAACTTATTCATAATCATCATGACCGTTATCTAACAACTTATAATTACAAGCTACAAAGTGTTTGATTAATAAAGAATTATCTACTAAGTGAGTAACAGCATCTATCAATACATCAGGAAGATTATCACCACATACTGTACATTTAGTCTTCATAAGGCACCTATTTGTTTAATTCTTATACTAAGTATAGCATAGGTTATAAAATGTACAAGTATTAAGATAAGATATAAGATATTGATTAATAAGATAAGTTATAAATATTAGGCATAGATTGATCTAGAGCATAGTGATAGATACTTATCTTTAGTTAAAGAACTTAATTAATAACATGAACTAATTAACTTATCCACGTTATCCTTAATTAACTTAAGAGCTTGCCTAAGCAAGCGAACCTATCATAAACATAATAAGTTCAAATAGTTATCTATCTTCCATATCAGCTATGCTGTGTATACTCTAAGTACTCAGACTTAGTTGTCCGTGACTTATACATAACAATCAAATACTAACACTCAGGATCGTCATTATTACTAGACATTCTTTCACTATCATTGTCCTTCTTACGATCTATGAGTCTATGAGACATGCCCTGACTAAGCTCAATATCCCTAGTTCTATCACGAGCAATATACTTATGAACTACCTTACTAACTTCTTCCATTAAATGGTATAACTCATTCTCACTAATGTACTTAACATGTTCATGACTACTACGTCTGTAGTAATCTTCTTTTCCTTTAAAGGTAAGTTCTATAAGTAATCCGTCATATCTCATTTTATATCTCTTTGATTATTATAATTATATAAGTGTATACCTTAATTATCAGGTGTAGATTGATATATAAACTCTAGTAGTTATAAGAACTTATATACACCGCTCTCACGAGGCGTTGATAGATAGTTAATTAGACTAGCTAATCATACTAACAAGTAATATGCTTTATTTGCTTCAGGGACACATAAGCCCTATATCTGTTTATTTCCTTATTAGTTGGCACTTACTATTGACATCTTCCAATTGTTGTGACATACTTATCACATGACCTGTTTATTATCCTTAATGTCCTTCCTCTAGATAAACGAAGGCAAGGTATACATAATAAGTATAGCATATAATTAAAATTTGTCAAGAAGAGAGTGAATATGAATGGTATACTATTAGCGATAGTAGCATTAATATATGTTTTAGTAGCGATAAATATGCTATTATCTAATCAAATAGGATTAGGTTGTACATTTATTTGCTATGCGTTATCTAATGTATTTTTATATATAAGTTCTTTAAATATATGAGGTTAATATGAATAAATTTAAAGCAATATATGACAATATGTTAAGTTTCTTACTAGGGTTATTAATGGGATTATTGTTAGCCTTACTGTTAATTTTAAATGATACGTATAATCAAATAGATACGAATATTGATAACTATATGAATTATAATAATAAATATTTTTAAAAAAATATTGACACCTTATATAAATTTGATATACTAAAATTGTAAGATAAATAGATATAAGGAGGGTTTATGAATACCGAATTATATACAGGAAGAATGGGAGCAGTAGACAAATTAAGAGATAATTTTAAAAAACAATTAGAAAAATTACAAAAAGAGTTAAAAAAACTAGGTAAAAAAATTGATAATATGAATAAAAATTAATATTAATAAATGTACAAGGAGACTGCAATGAAAACAACTATTTTAACTGTTATTGTTTATTTCGTAATATCTTTAGTATTGCTTTCACATTCTGTATCTGTAATTGCTAATAGTACAGAATCTCTTAAAAATTGGAATGAATCTGGTAAAACATTAGATTAGAGGTATATATATGAAAACTTTTGAAAGGTTATTTGATGAATTTGACAATAAGATTAATGAATTTAAAAAATTAGTCAATTTTATAGAAAATGAAAATAAACGTTTAAAATCAGAAATTGAGCAAAAAGAAAAATTATTAAAATCTCAAGGTATTAAAATTACTTATGACTTAATAAAATAATAGGAGAATATATTAATGAGAAAACTTAAAGATATTAGAAGTGACCTAGAGTTACATTATATGCAAGAATCCAGAACTGTGTTTTTTCATGGAGAAGTAGGACAATTTAAATTAGAAGATGCTTTGAGAAATTTAGATTATCTGGCTAATATAAGTAAGAAACCTATTATTTTAAGAATTTGCTCACCAGGAGGATCTGTAGATTATGGACTAGTGTTATATGATTATATTAAAATGTCCAAAGTCCCTATTCATACGCTATGTTCAGGAATGGCAGCTTCAATGGCGGCTATATTATTAGGAAGTGGCAAAAAAGGAAAGCGTATGGCTACTAAAAGTAGTCGTATTATGATACACCAACCATCATCAGGTTATATAGGTAAAGCGAGTGATATTGAAATTCATGCAAACGAGACTAAAAGGATTAGGAACCTTTTAAATACTATAATATCTAAAGATACAGGCCAGCCTTTAAAGAAGGTTGAAAAAGATACCGAATTAGATTTATGGATGACAGCTGAAAATGCTTTACAATATGGTATTATCGATAAAATTGTATAGAGGCTATATGAATAATATATTAAATTTAAATCTATCTAAAGAAACACAAGATAAACTATTTGAAATAGGATTAAACTTATTAAGTAAAAACAAATTATTAGGTATAGACTTATTTTATCAATATGAATCTTTTCCTAAATTATCTTTTAAAAAATTAATAATAGCTGCTACTATATTGTATATACTAAAAAAGGAATTGTCATATTTTCAATCATTTAGATATAAATGTAAGGTATTGATTAATAAAGTTAAAAATATTTTAAAAAAGTATTGACATATTAATATATAAGGAGGATAATTAATATATAGAGGAGCAATTAACATGTACATAATAGATTTTTTTAGATATAAACTAGATACTAAAACGTTTAAGGAAGATAAGGAAGGAATTGAAAGTTGTTATTTTGTAGATTATTATGAACATGTTGGATATGATGATTTAGATACAGTTTTTACGGAAATAAAAAAGTTTTTAAATAATAGTTATGGATATGTTACAGTTAATAGAGTAAAAATGAGAATAGATAATTTTAAAAAATTTAAAGAAGATATGTTAAAAAATAAAATTATTTTATTAAATAATAAGGATAATATTTAAACTGTGTTTATAGGTGACGTATGATTATTTTAAATTTTTATAGATATGAATTAGAACAAAAACCATTTATCGGTAGATGTAAATCAAGTTTTAGATATATGTCTTATAAAAAAATTCTTGATCATATAATTACAGTAGAAACTTTATCTATCGCTAAAGATAAGATTAGAGATTTTTTAGATAATTATTACGGATTTGTTGACATAATTCCATTTAGAATGACAGTTAATAATAAAAAAGATTTTTTACAAAAGATGGATGATAGAGGAATTCATGCTGTTTATTTTACTAAAGTTAAGATGGGAGTTGATTTATGAGATGCAAAGCCTGTAATAATATATTGGAATCTAAAGATTTTTTAATAGATAAATTAGGAGAATTATGTGTTAAGTGCGTAATATGGGTAGAAGACGATGTTAAATTAAAAAAAGATTGGGATGATGATAAATGAGATATAAATGTGAAGACTGCGGAGCTAACAGAGGATTAGCTAAATATTCTTCCGGAGATTGGTGTTTTTCTTGTAATAAATATTTTAAAAATAAAAAATTAATCGATTTATCATTTAATAAAAAACTAGATGAAGTTAGTTTATCAGATAATTTTCCTATTAATGCTATTAACTGGCTTGCTCAATATCAGATATTTAAAAATGATTTTAAAAACAATAACTTAAAATGGTGCAATAATTATAAAAGAATATGTTTTTGTTTTGGTAAAGACTTGACAAATTATTATTTACGGAGTATAATACCTAATGAAAGAAATAAATGGATTTTAAAATCCGAAAGAAAAGAATTTTATACTAAACAAGGAGTTAGTACTTCAAATTTAATTATTGTAGAGGATCCATTAAGCGCTATTAAAGTTTTTTCTTCTAAATTATGTGATGTAGTTGCTTTGGGAGGTACTAATTTTAATTCTTCTATATTAGTATCTATTTTTTTAAAATACGACAATTTGGTACTTTGGTTAGATGGTGATTCTCCTGGTAGAATAGCTTCTAATAAATTTAGACAGAAATTTAAGCTTTTAAAACCTATTAAAATAATAAATACAAAAAAAGACCCTAAAGACCATTCTTATGAACAAATTGAGGAAATATTAAATGAAAAAATATGTTCATAAATGTCCTTATATAAATGAAACGAATTTGGGACTAATATGATTGAATTAACTTTACTTAAAGCTTTATCTAATAAAGAAAGTTTTAATAAATATAAAAATTTATTAAATCCTAAAACTCTATCTCAACATTCTTTAATGTTATTAAAAGACTATGAAGTATATTTTCACAAATATTCTCATGATAGGATAGATTGGTCTTTATTTCCTACTTATTTTTTTGAAATAAGGCATCCTTACATGGATGAAAAATCTATATTAGAATATAAAGAAATTATAAGTAATATATCTACATTACATGTAAATGGAGAAATTAAAGATATTTATAAAGGATTTGAACAACAGGAATTTTATTTAGAATTGCAAAGATTATTAGATAACAATATAGATGTCAAAGAATTAAAAATAAAATTAGAAGATTTTTCAAAAACAATTGAAGAAAAAACAGAACTAGAAGTAGAAATGGATTTAAAAGAATCTTTAAACTATACAAATCGATCAGAAGGATTAGTTTGGAGATGTGAAAAACTTCGAAATCATTTCCAGGGTGGATTAATTAAAGGTGATTTTGGAATAGTAGCGGGATATGTAGATACAGGTAAATCTAGTTTTATAGCTTCAGAAGTATCTTATATGGCTACTCAATTAAAAGATGAAGAATATATATTATGGTGTAGTAATGAAGGTGATTGGAAATCATTATTGCCCAGATTATATTGCGCGACGTTAAATTGTACAGATAAAGATTTAAGGCAATATTTAGATAAAGCTGAAGAAAAGTATTTAAATTTAATGAAAGGAAATAAAAACAGAGTAATTATTAAGGATATACAAGGATGGTCATATGTAGAATTAGAAAATTTGATTAAATCAAATCCTCCTAAATTATTAGTCATAGATTTATTAGATAATGTATCTGGATTTAACAAAGAATCTGAATGGAGTCGGTATGGTAAACTGTATCAATGGGCACGAGAAATAGCTACACATTATTGTCCAGTATTAGGAGTATCGCAGTTAAATGGAGATGGAGAAAATAAAGAATATCCAAGTATGTCACGTTTAAGAGGTTCAAGAGTAGATAAACAAGGTGCCGCTACCTTTCAATTGCATATAGGATCTTTAGAAGGCAATAATGACATTAGATATTTAAGTATGCCAAAAAATAAAATAAACAGTAATAAATCTTGGAGAGTTCAAGTAAAATTTGATGCTAATAGATCGAGATTTATATGATATATAAAGTACAAAGTAAAATGCAAAGTATATTTAACATTTATCATTTTGTTAGTCACAAAATTGAAGGAACTTATAAAAATAAAGCAGATGCTATAGGTCACCAATACGTTTTATTTGCTGATCATTTAGCAAAATTAATATTGAAACAAGAAACTGAACTGAAGTTATTTGAAATAATAGAAGAGATTGAATAATGGGATCATTATGTCTATAACACGTAAAAAAGCAGAGCAAATTGTAAATGAAAGTTTAGAATTGTGCAAACAATTGTTAAAATTAACAAAATATAAAATAACTGTTCATATATTGCATACTAAATCAGTATTCTTAAGAAAAAATGGTGCTAAACCTCAGGGAGAGATGGCAAGTTGTTATGGGTCAGAATATAGTAAATCAGCTGATATTATAATACATTATGATAAACATCCTAATGATAGAGAAGTTCTTAGTTCTTTAATTCATGAATTATTACATTTAAAATTTGCTAAATTATCGGAATTAGTTACGTTGAAACAAAGAAAAGCTCATAATATAGAAGAGAATTTAGTAAGAGATTTTGAAGAATTGATAATGCAATTTTTAGACAATAGTCATAAACTTGTTAAACGGATTAAAAAATTGAGCAAAGAGAGGTAAATTATGAAATTAAATGCAAAAGCTATATTACAAGCAGAATCGGTAAATGTAAATTTACAAACTGATGCTGTAGAACTTTTATTGGATGATGGACAAAGTTTAACATTAAGTTATAATGATTTGACAATAATGGAAGCTGTATTGCTAAAATTAAAATTTGCAGATCCAGTTATATCTCCTGGAAAGTCTACAGGAGATATATTTAAAGCTTTGAGTTTAATGGAACAGGAAACTAAATAATGTATTTAGTAGTTGATTTAGAAACAACTTGTAAAGAACGTTATAAAAGAAAAGGTAATCCTTTTTATAACAATATATTATGCTACGGTTTTAAGTATCAAAATAAGGAAGCTTTTGGCAAACCTTCAGACAATGTCCCTGAAGGATGGTTAAATGGAGTTACAGACCTTATAGGACATAATATAAAATATGATTTGTTATATCTATGGAGAAATAGAGAGCTTCAAGAGGCTTTTAAAAGGGGTTTAAATATATGGGATACGCAGTTAGCAGAGTATATATTATCAGGGCAACAGCATAAATATCCAGCATTGAGAGATATAGCAGTCAATAAATATGGTTGTAAAGAAAGAGTTAAGCATATTGAACAAGGTTTTAAAAATGGATTACTAGATACATCTGAAATACCAATGCCGTTGTTATTAGAAGATGTTACTAATGATGTCATTGATACCGAAGTAATAGCTTTAGAACAGTTAAGAAAATCTAAAGAGAATGGAATGTATAATTTAATTAAATCCCAAATGAATTCTTTACTAGCGACAACCGAAATGGAATATAATGGAATGTTTATTAATAAAAGTATATTAAAAAATAGAGAAACTGAAATAAAAAACCAGTTAGAAATTTTATATAGTGAATTAAATCAAATAACAGGAAAATATTGGAATGATTGATTTTAATCCTTCATCTACTAAACATTTATCTACTCTTCTTTTTGGAGGAGAAGTTAAATATGTAGAAAAAATCCCTAATGGAATATTTAAATCTGGAGAGAGAAAAGGAGAAATAAAATACAAAAATGAAGATAAAATTAAAAAATTTAATGGGTTAGTTAAACCCTTAAAAGAATGGAAATCGGAAGCGGGTAATATAAGTACAGGAGATACAGTATTACAAATATTAGCTAAAAGACAAGATAAAGACGCAGGAAAAATAGCTAAAATATTATTAGAAATAAGAAAATTAGAAAAAGAATTAAATACTTATTATAACGCTATTGGTGAATTGATATATGATTTTGATAGTACGGTAAAAGGCCAACTATGTCATTGTGGATACGATAAAGGATCCGAATTTGGAGGTGGTACATCTACTGGACGACTATCAAGCAGACATCCTAATCTACAAAATTTTCCTAGAGCGGCTGATAGTCAAGTTAGAGAATTTTTTTCTAGTAGATATGGCGATAATGGAATTATTATAGAATGCGATTACAAGCAATTAGAAGTAGTAGTATTTGCTTTTTTAACCCAAGATGTTCAATTAATTGAAGATATAAATAATGGTATTGATATTCATAGAATATTAGCTAGCAGGTTATATAGAACCCCCGAAGCTTTAATTACTAATGAACAACGTCAACAGACTAAATTTAGTACATTTCATGTTATTTATGGAGGAGGATATAAATCCTTAGCTAAAAGAGAGAATATAGATGAAGAAATAGCAAAGAAATTTATTGATATTTTTTATGAAAGATATCCTCAAGCTAAATTATGGCAGGATAATTTAGTTAGACAAGTTAATAATACAAGAGATTTTGATAAAAAACTAGCTTATTTTCAATCAGTTACAGGTCGAATATATTATTTTCCTTTAATGGATCAGCCATATAAAAATGGAAATAATGAAATATGGGTTTACCCTCCTAATATAAAAAACTATCCAGTTCAAGGACTTGCAACTGCGGATATAGTATTAATAATGCTAGGTAAATTATGGAGGCAAGCTATTGAAAACAGAGATAAATTTTTACTTATAAATACAGTTCACGATTCAGTAGTTATAGATTGTAAAAAAGAATTTTTGGATTTTACTTGCAATTTAGTAAAAAATGAGTTAGAATTAGGATATGAGATTTTAAAAAATTTATTTAATATAGATTTTAACGTACCCTTGAAAATAGACATAAAGACAGGAAAAGATTGGAGGAAATGCGGACTATGAAAAAAGATTTTAAAAAATCTAAAGAAGCTAAATTTATTAAAAATACTTTAAAAAAATCTAAGTTAAAAAAATCTAACGTTAATAAATTTAAAAATGAACGTAAAAAAATATTAAATAAGTTGAAAGTAGATCTAGACAGGGTTAATCAAGGTGAAAAGTTTTTACTAAAATTAGCAGCTGTATTTTTACTATTTACTGTAGTAAGTATGTTTTTAATTTCGTTAATGCATTTTTAATCGAGGCTTATATGAGAATCATGTTCAAAACCGAACGATATTGCCATAAATGCCATAAAATTCGCAATGTTAACGAATTTAATAAAATTACTAAAAATTTTAGAATTTCAAGTGAATGTAAACAACATAGAGGTAAACAAAAATGACACAATTTACAGGAGTGGTAAAAAAAGTAGTTTCTAAAGAAATTGATATTGCCAACAAGCCATTTATAAAACACGAAATCTCTATAGATTCAGATGGCGAGACGAAAACAGTGTTAAAATTTACAAAACCAGAAACGACATTTGCTTTGGAAAAAGGGACTAAAGTTCAAGTAACAGGAGAAGAACAGGAAGATAAATATGGTAATACCACAATTAAAGTAAACAGTAAGCCTGAATCATTTGTATTGCTGGATCAAAACAACAAACCTAAAGATTCAGGAAAAACATGGACAAATACTACTTCTACTACTGGTACCAAAGATGTGGCATTACGACCGACTTTCAATACATTTAATGGAGATGGTGCAAAACGTGGTAATGCATTAACTAATGCTGTAACTATGTTAATTCATAATAAAAACGGAAGTCAAATTACTATAAAAGATGCAGAAAAATTATTAGAATTAGCTAGAATGGTATTTAAAGTATCCACTGATCTAGAAAATCCAGATACTACTTCTTCCACTAGTACAACAAAGGATTCTAATAATGAAGTTTCTCCATTCGATTAACGGTATTTTAGGCAAGACTTTAGGTATAAATGAATTATTAGAGATTGGAGTTGTAGATCCAGTCTCTATAGTTCAAGATTTAGATAAGTATATTATTGGCCAAGACGCAGCTAAAAAATCTATAGCGTTGATGCTTTTAAATAGATCCTTGTTAATGCTAAAAAAATTTGGAGTATTGTCCCCAGATTTAAAATTAACTAAGAATAATGTACTTATGTTAGGTCCAACAGGATCGGGTAAAACTGCTTTAATTAAAGCAGTAGCTGAGATATCTGATATACCTATTTATATATATGACATTACATCTACTACTGGAGCTGGATATTATGGATCTGATTTATTGGATATGTTAAATGAACATATAAATTATCAGTATGATTATTATAGTGAATTGTATCAAGCTCAAACGTTATCTGAAGAAGATTTTTACAATTTTTCTTTTGACGTATTTTGTAAAATTGTAGAAAATAGTATTATATATATAGATGAAATAGATAAAATAAAAATTACTAGGGACAATTCTAAAAAAGATGGTTGGGGATCAATGCTCCAAGTTGAATTATTAAAAATGATAGAAGGACATAATGTAAATCTATTAAATGATAAAACTAGACAAACAGAGAAAACCTTAAATAAAGCTCAAATATCAAATCTTAATACTGAAAATATTTTCTTTATAGCTGGAGGAGCTTTTAGCGGTTTAGATGATATTATTAAACATAGATTAAAAATAAATAATACTGTTGGATTTTTAACAGATTATGAACAAAAGCTTAAAATAGAAAAAAATGCCTTAGATTTTTTTAAAACTGAGGATTTAATTGAATATGGTTTCATGCCCGAGTTTATCGGTAGATTTCCAATAAAGACCGTACTCCAGTCTCATACTGTTGATACACTGAAAAAGATAATGACAAAAGCCCATGGCTCCGTATATTTAGAATATATAGATTTATTTAAGGTTTTTGGCGTTAAATTAAAATTTAGTGATGAGGCGTTAACAGAAATAGCCAATGCAGCTCTTAAGGTAAATTTAGGAGCTAGAGCTTTAAAAAGTATTTTTAATGAGATTTTAGAAGATAAAGTTTTTAACATATTTCATGACACGCCGGGAACTATGATAATTAGTAAAACTGAGGTAAAAAAACGATTAAAATTATAGGAGTAAATGATGTTATTTGATTGGGCTATAATTGATATGGATCCGTTAGTATATAGATGTGGTTTTTCTATAGAAAAAATAGATAGACAAACTGGTATTTTGACAGTTGAGCCCGCACACCATGCTTTTTATAATATAAATAGTATGATGAAAAAAATTCTAAAGCATACTAAAAATAATCAATATAAAGGTTGGTTAACTTCAAATGATAAAAGTAACTTTAGATTTGATATATTTCCAGCGTATAAATCTAATAGAAAAGATGCTCGTAAACCTATATTTTATAATGAAATTAGAGATTTTCTTGTTAATAAATGGAAAGCTGAGGTAGTATTTGGTCAAGAAGCTGACGATCAGTGTACAATAGATCATTGCGAATTAAATAAATTAGGATTTGACCCTGAAAATTTAAATTCAATAGTATGTTCTTTTGATAAAGATTTTAATAATGTTCCGGGATGGCATTATAACTTTGTTAAAGATGAAGTATATTATATTGATGAAATTCAAGCATATAGAAATTTTTATCTTCAGATATTAACTGGAGATACTAGTGATGGTATACCCCGAATTAAAAAAGGATGGCTAAAGAAAAAAACCGAAGAATTATTATCAAAAGCCTTGACAATAGAAGAAATGGAAGATATAATACATAAAGAAATAGAAAAACATTCAACAGAAGATTTGAATTCATTAACAATTTTTAAAGAGAGAGGTCAGCTTGTATGGCTACGTCGAGAAGCAGAGGAATTCTGGATCCCGAAAAAATGTCGAGAAAAGCAAAATTTAACTGGTTTAGAGATCAGTTAGATAGTTTTTCTACTGAGGAATTAACTCAATTATCTGATGAAATTGAATTTGAATTGTGGGAAAGAGCTAGTTTGGAAGATTATCATAAGTTTTATGGTGAAGATCAATTTGATCTAAATGAAGATAGTGACACAGAATAAAAGTTAGGATATAATATGGTAAAAAACGATGCAATTATTTTTAAAAATGTAGATCATGGAGTTTTAGATAAAAAAGATTTAATTAAAAGTAAAGCATTGTTTAATAAATATGGCATTACTTTAAAACAAAAACAACAAATGATCGAACAACAAGATGGACGTTGTTGGATTTGTAAACAAGTACCCAAATCAGGTATTCTATGTGTCGATCATAGACATGTTAAAGGTTATAAAAAATTATCAGCAGAAGAGAGAGCTAAAGAAGTTAGAGCGTTACTTTGTTTTATGTGTAATACTGGATTACATGGAATCGAGAAACGAAAAAATGCTCGTTATTTACTTGAAAGATATAATGAATATTTTAAAGTATTTAAGATAAAAGGCGACTAAGTTATTGATTTTAAATATTATTTAATTATTGAATATTGTTAAATATGTGTTATAATTAAAATATATAAAGGGGAGGATTTAATTATGACAATGACTTTAATTTGGATTATTATTATAGCAGTGTTACTAGGTTGGTTTTTATCATTTAAGTAAATTATTAGGCCTTAATATGTTAGATTTACAAACTTTTATAGATTTTTCTTTGTTATTTGGATTTTGGATTATGGTAGGATATATATCACTTACATTGTTTGCATGGTGGATGGATTTATGAAAACACTTATTTTTATTGTTTTAATGATATTTTCATCTATTTCTTATTCATGGTATTATTACCCAACGACTTTTTCTCCATATTATGGAGAACCTGAACCTAGAGCACAAGTTAGATTTGATATCTATACGTGTGCATTAGGTATAACTAGAGCTGACTTGTTTTATTTAAACTACGCGACAAATACTCTTATATTAAGTTATAAAGGTAGTTTAATAACGATTCCAGCTGATGCATGTAGATTTACATTAGAACAAGGTAGATATTATTAATGATGAAAATAAAAGGTGTCGAATACCCAGTCAGTATATTAAAGGTTACATTACATGATGAAACTTTAACTAAATTGGATTGGATTAAGAATAATTTAAAATTAAAAAATGATGCTGAAAGCTTGTCTATGATTATAAATTCAGTATATTCTCAATTAAAACAAATGGTGCAGTATTACGAAAGTAATAATGTAGAAGATATGCAGGATAAGGAAGAAAAACCTAGTGAAGATAGCAAATCCTAAGTTTTGTATATTAATTTTAATTATATTAACATTAATTGAATGTTCTTTAACTGGATATATAGGATGGTGGCGGGAAGGATTTTGGTCAGCTGTACAATCCAGAAATTTAGATAAATTTTTTATATATATTGGAATGTTTTCTATAGCAGCTTTAACGACATGTTTTGTCAGTAGTTATAGCCAATATATTATCAGTTATACAAGTCTTATATATAGACATAAATTAAGCCGAAAAGCTTTAAAAATAGTCCATAAAGTAGATGTTGAAGGTAAAGAACAGAGAGTTCAAGAAGATTGTTTTAATTTCCCTTTTTATTTAATATCACTTATAGTTGGATTTACTAAGAATTTTATTATATTGTTGGTTTTTTTAGGAATTTTAATACATCAATTAGGTTTATTTTATTTGATTTTTCCTATAACATATGCTATAATAGGAACATGGATCGCAGCAAAATTAGCTAAACCATTATTAAATATTAATTATTTGAATCAAATGTTAGAGGCTAAGTTTAGAAGAATGTTAACCAAAATTTCATATAGTAAAGTACATAAAAATAATCTAGTTTTGTTTAAAGCTACTAAAAAACTAGCTTATTTTCAATATTTTTATAATCAAATAACGGTTATTATACCTTATTTGGTACTATATCCTATATATTTTTCGGCTAAGATAACTTTTGGCGTATTTATGCAATGTGCTAGTAGCATGAATCAGATAATAGAATGCTTAAGTTATTTTATTAACAGTTTCAATGACATTAATAAATTTAGATCATGTAAAAAACGTCTCAATGAATTAGGAATTATTTAATGTGTAATTGTCCATTGTGCAAACTTAGTAATTATCTCACTCGTACTAGTGTCGGTACTGCTCGGCAAGGCGGATTACGTGTCGGCTCTTTATATTCTATATCAACAACCATTAATAATGACGATCCTGCCGCCGTAAATAATTTAAATGAGTTTAAAAATAGGGAAATAGATGAAAATATAAAAATATCTAAGCGAATTGATGAATTAGCAAAAAGAATTCAAATTTTACAAAATAAAATAGAACGCATAGATTTAAGATTTAATCTTAATGTAACCAAATGGCATAGATTAGAACACGCATTAAAACGTTCGTCAGATGGAGATTCTACTAGTGAATAGAAATAAATTGCCTAAAATATTGATATATGATATAGAAACGACTCCTTTAAAGGCGTGGATTTGGAGATGCGGAGAACAAGTAGTTAGGCATAATCAATTAGATCATGGATATAACGAATATAGGATTTCTACTATTGCTTATAAATGGTTACAAGATAAGAAAGTGCATGTATTAACTGCTGAGGATAAAATATCCCGTTTTGATGAAGAAGTTAAAAAAGCTGATATTATCATAGGTAAAAATTCTGATAGGTTTGATGTTAAACATATTAATACTCAAAGATTATTACAGGGATTGCCTCCTATGCCTCAATGGCTAGATTCTAATGATGATTTAGAAAAACAAATGAGGCGGTTTTTTGCTTTTCCATCTATGAGTTTAGATTATATATCTCAAATATTTGGATTAGGTGGCAAAGTTAAAATGGAATTTCAAGATTGGATTGACATAGAGAATATGAAATTATTAAAGAAATTATTTATAGAAAATAAAGATTTATCTTATTCCCAAAGAAAAAACATCTCATTCGCTTTATTTGGCTCTGATCATTTAAGTATATTAAAGGCAGGAGATAAAGCTTTAGATAAAATGGTTTTTTATAATAAAAAAGATGTTAAGGATACTGAAAAAGCATTGCTAAAAGTATTACCCCATATTAAACTTAAACATAATGCAGCTACAGCGAATGATGGAAAAGGATGTATAACTTGCGGTAGTCTTGCATTAGCTCCTCTTAAAGTTATTATTAAAGGTAAAACAAAATATCAGCAATTCGAATGTTTAAATCATGGAGGCTATGCAGGCAAGGCAACTTGGAAATATTCAAAAACTCGTAATAAAATTTATGGTAAAATGGGTTAAATATAATGAAATTATTACAAATATGTATGTTAATTACGATAATTATATCAGGATTATCTTTATATTTAAGTATGCCAAAAACTAGTTTACAAAAATGTATAATTTTTCAATATAATTTAACATCTATAGATACGCAAGTAAATGGAAATAAAGTTCCGGCTATTTTCTCATCCGGAAGATTACTATGCGTTGATGTAAATAAAGAGGAACCTTTGTGACTAGTATTTATAGAATATTAATGAAAAAAAGAGAATATACAATTGTAGATTGTAATAAAATAGATAATTATAAACCTATAAAAAAAGATGTTATATTTCTAATCCAGAAAAAATATAGAAATTCTTGGAAAACCTTAAAAGAGTTATTTACGGAACGTGAAGCCAGAGATTATAAATACTTGTTAGAATTAGAGCAGGGGATTGTTATATGACAAAATTAGATTTTACTTTAATACCATTAGAATTTGAAGATTTAGCATTAGTAGCTATGAATGGAGCTAAAAAATATGAACCTCATGGATGGGAAAAAGGATTTGATAAAGAACAGAATTTGGCATCTATTAAAAGACACTTGAATGATTATAGATCGGGGAATATGGCAGATAGTGAAAGTAAACTTCATCCATTATTACATGCCGCTTTTAGAGCTATGATGCAATATACTTTAGATAAACGAGCATCGAATACGGATGAATTATTTAAAATCGCGTCTGAATTTGAAGCTATAACTAAAAGAATCGATAATAATTATAAAACCATAAATAGAACCAACGACCAGTCTAAAAAACCTTCCGAATTGGTTAAATCATTAAATAATAATACTAATTTCAAATGGAAAATCCATTCGGGACAATATGATACGGATTATAAAGTAAATGAATTTAAAACGGTAAAAGGCTGCTCAGTTTATTGGCCTAAAGGATTAACTGATACTGAATCTTTGGCTGATCATGACATAGGATGTATATGCCTTTCTTGCGAAACACATTTTTGGGGTAAATGATGTTTAATAAATTAAAAAAGTATTTTGTTAAAAAAGTAAAAGAAGATATAGAAAGTAAATTTATAGTTCATTACATGTGTGCTATTGCATTGTGTTTAATAATATTAGAATTTTTTATAAAGGTTTAATATGCCGTATATAAAATCAAATTTACGTCCTGGGTTATTTCCCACGTCCGATAACGTTCCCAGTAATCCGGGAGAATTGAATTTTATGGTTACGCGTTTAATTAATGATTATATGTTATCTCAACCTTTTAATTACCAAGTAATAAACGATATAATAGGAGCATTAGAAGGAGCAAAAATGGAATTTTATCGAAGAGTAGTTATACCATATGAAGATAGAAAAATTATAGAAAACGGAGATGTGTATGATTGAGTTTTCAATAATCTATTTAATAATGGTATTGATAGTTGTACTGTGTATATTAATTAGAGGTATATAATGTCAAAACTTTATTATTTAGCATCTCCGTATACTCACAAAAATACAAAAATAATGAAAAAACGATTTATAGACGTTTGTAAATTATCAGCGTATTTATTAAAAAAGGGAATTCATACTTTATGTCCAATAGCTTCATCTCATCCAACTGCAAAATATGGTAAGATTAGAAGCACAATGTGGAAAGATTGGGCAAAATTAGATTTAAATTTTTTAAAAAGATGTGATGGTATTTTAATTTCGGTTTTGGATAAAGAATGGATGAAGTCAATAGGAATGAAAGCCGAATTAGAATTTGCTTTAAAAAATAATATACCTGCTAGATTAATAACTAAAGACGGGAAAATATTAAATTTTAGTGGCAAAGAAATATTAGAAATGTTTAAAATAAAAGAGGCAGTTTAATATGATTTTAAAAACAATAATTATATCGATACTTGCATTAGTAATAGGATTTAATCCAGCCGCAATAAAAACATCGACTTCAATTCATCCAGTCGCTATAGTTAAAGGAGAGACATCAGGAAAGAGTTTTACAAAATGGTATTCACAAGGATCAGCTTTTTTTATAACTGATGACGGATATTTAGGAACAGCTGCGCATGTTGTTAAGGATACAAAAAACACGACAATTTGGTATGACGGTAAATTTATTCCGGCTAAAGTGGTAATGGTAGATGAAGATGCTGACACAGCGATATTAAAAGCTGATTTAAAAAAGAAAAATGCTTATTTTAATATATCTAAACCTAAACATGGAGAAGTTGATACTATTTTAGGGTTTCCATCAGTAAGTAATTTTGGATTTTATTTACACGCAACAACTGGAATTTCTCAATTAGGAATTGGTTATATTTCAATATATGCTATGTCGTGCCATGGCAATAGTGGCGGAGCTGTAGTTAATTCTAATGGCGATTTAGTAGGAATTTTGACTTTAGGATTTGCAGATGGATTTACACCAGATGGTTTATGTTCTTCGCATGCTGGAGCGGTTTATTTGGATCGATTAATTTCAATGGCTACTCAATTAAATCTAAATATAAATAAAACGTTTGACAAAAAAGAAGTCAAACTACAATCACAATCAGACATGATTAGTAATATAAATAATGAACAAAAAGTAGTATTTGTTCAAAGTGAAATATTAGATAAATAAAGCCTATGAAATCTTATATAATCGATATTATAGCGTATTCATTATTAATTTTTATTCTATGTGTATTAAATATGACAAACTTATCCCAAAATTCACAAGATAACATTAAAGCGGTTAAAATAGCCGCTAATAATGTATTTTCATCTGAAATATTAGCTGATTTAGCAGTAGCTCAATCTATATTAGAATCTAATTTATATGGTAAACCAAGTGGATTAGCTTATAATAGTAATAATTTATTTGGTATTAAAGGCTCTGGAACAGCAGGAAGTGTAGTTAGAGAAACTAGAGAATATGTTAAAGGAAAATGGATAACTATTCAGGATAAATTTGCAGCTAATAATTCTTTAGAAGATTCCTTTAGACAGTATAAAAAAGTATTAGAACTGCCCAGATATAAAGCGGTACTAGAGTCTAAGACATTTGAAGAAGCCGCAAAAGCAGTATGGAAGGGAGGGTATGCAACAGATCCTAATTATCCTAGTAAATTAATAGCTATTTATAATAAATATATTAAGGATAATTAATGAAAATTACAAAGGAAGATATTAGGACTATATGCAGTGTATTAAGTGTATTGTTGCAATTGACAATTCTTTATGTTACTCTGCATATTTGGAAATTTATTTAGGTATAGTTATGATTATATTAATAGCTTTTATATTAGGTTATATAACCGGAGCAATATTAGCTTATTTATGGTTACGCTGTTTTTTCTAATTCTACAATGAAAGTACAGGATCCAGCAGTATAATCAGCTGTTCCTCCAGAATATTGTAAATATAAATTAACCCCAGCAGCCGTAGCTGTATTAATATGAGCTGCCGAAGCAGGATAAGGAGTGGCTGTAGCGCCCCAAGTAGAGGCTGCTAAAGTTTGTAAACTAGCAGCTGGAACTACAGTATAAATACTTGTTCCATCAGTAAGTTTCAACAATCTATCTCCACCGCCACCACTAAAGTTAGTACCTGCTCCACTTAACATAATTCTTCGAACTTTATATTGTTGAGAGCCTGATGAGGCTTGAACAACTACTTGAGCATTGGTTGCTAAAGTTGTGAAAGTTGCTGTAACTTCTTTATAGAATATTTTACCTAGGGTCACACCGTCTGCTATAAAACTTGTAGCGGAACCTGTTAAAGAAACATTGCCTGTAGACGTCAATGTTCCAGTTAAACTAGTATTTCCTGTTACAGAGAAATTTCCCACAATCGATACAGGATTAGCGAAAGAATGAGTTTTTTGACTTATTTTAAACCACTGAGTGCCGTCATTATATAATCCTATCCATTCTCCTTGATAAGATAAAGTAGTACTCGAATTAACTCCATCTATTTGTTCAGATCCATTAGGCGTAATAGTAACTGTATTAGCTGATGAATCTATTTTTGTTATATATAGAACAAATCCATCACCTGCAGAAGCTGAGGCTATTAAATTAATAGTTTTACTTCCGCCCGAAGAATCCATTTTTATTAATTTATCTTTATCAGTAACTAAAATTGTATAGTTACTTGATTTAGCTGAAGATGACATTGTTTGAGGAAGTAAAGAAATATTGTCTTCAGTCCAATAAGAATTAGACGGTGGATCAGTATCAGTACTAGGGGCAGCTACTATTTTATATGAAGATGTTACGTAAATGTCAACTGAAGGCTGGCCATATGCATTACATACAATAGGATTAGAATTAGCATTAGTTCCAGCGATTGCATCTGCTGAAGTAGGATAGGTATTAATTTTAGTAGTAGTACCAGGTTGATAGAAAAATAACTTGGCACCATTAGCTGGTAATCCTGTAGTAGGATTTAAAATAGTTATTTTTGGATTATATACTAATGATGGTTTTGCCATTACTTATCTCCTAAATCTCTTTTATTAATTTGTACATTTCCTTCATTATCTAAAATCATTGAAATACCAGCTCTATTAATATATTTGCTAGCTTTATTAATTAGATATTGACTTAAGGGTTCATTAACGCCAATTGTTTTATTAATTCCAAGTAAGAAATTCTTTATTGGTGCATGAGCTGTAATTGCTCCTATAGCTGATCCAGATGCTACTAATCCTTGGACAGCAGGATTTAAATAAGTAGCGGCACCTAATGCAGCTCCTCCTGCGGTTTCTAATATACTATTTACTTTTCCAGCTGACATACCTTGCATTGTTTTTTGTGCTAAATATGATAATCCTTGTAATGAATTTTTTATATCGGTATTTACTAAATTCTCCGGTGAATTATTAATAGAACTTAATAATTTAGTAATATTAATACTGCCATTAGGTCGTATACTGGATTTAAATATGTTATTTAATACTTGATCTTGAACTGCTCCCATTCCTTCTGAACCAATCATTTTAGAGTATTTATCGTAAGCTTGAGGAGCTAAAGAATTATTTTTTAATTTATTAAAGAAATTAACCATACCTGTAGCATCGTTGTTAATATCTCTCATTGCAGATGCTAATACCTTACTATTTTTTGGATCCCATAAAGTTTTAATACCGCTAGTAACAGTATTAAATCTATTAAACGACTCTATAGCTACCGGCGATGCAGATACTGAATTTAAAATATCTCCATTAATATTATGATATAAATCATTTAGTTTTTGAGATGCATTATAAGCTGCTGTATCTACTCGATCTCCTGCCAATCTTTCATACTCATTCCAAATTCTTTGTTTTAAACCTATTGCTTCTTTAGAGCCTAATAAAGAATTAGTAGTCATATAATCATTAATAGAATTTAAGGCATTTACAGCTTGATTACTTAAGACTTTATTATCATTTTGTAATAAATCTTTAGCTAAAGGTACAGCAGTCTTCATATTATGACTATTCATTCCTAAATCATTTAATATATTTCTAAAATCGGAAGACACCAATCCAATAGTTTCATCTGCACTGCTTTTAGCTTTTAATATAGCATTTTTAAATTGATTTAAACTCATAGTTTTATCAATAGAAGTGTATTTATCAGCCATAGTTTTAAGAACATTTTCTATACCGTCTAATTGAGCTTGTCTCGCTGATTGAGTACCTATCATAGGTAAGTTTCGAACTAAAGGAAGTTTGGATATAGCGCCATTAACTACTGATTCCTTAATTGAGTTATATACTCCTTGATTTCCTGGTACATCAGTAGCAAAAATTGGACCTTTATAACCCACTTGACTTAAAGAATCTTTAAAATCGCCGTAATTACTTAAATTTTTAGCATAATTACCCATTAAGGCAGATGCTCCTGCCCCAAGTGTTCCCCCAAATGCTGCTCCTAATTTAGCTCCAGAAGTATTTAAAACATCATTATTACCTGGTTGATTAGTTATTGCTCCCATTAAACCTCCTTGTAAGGCTCCAGAAGCCGCTGATTGAGCTATCCTACCCATACTAGTAACAGCTCCAGATCCAGCTCCTACGGCCCCTAATGGAGCTGTAGCAAAGAGATTACCGCCTAATCGTCCTAATCCACTAGCAATTGGATGAGCGTTAGTATCACTATCGGCATTATAAGAAGCTAAATTTTTATCATAGAGAGCTTGAACATCAGATGTTTTAAGCTCAGGTAGGCCTACATAAGGAGCTATCTTAGTTAACCCTTTAGCTATTGTAGACGTAATATCATCTAAACCTTGTTGAACTCCTTTTCCTGCTGCATCCACAAGTGATTGTAAATATGAGGTTTTATTATCAATTTTATGTCCGATATTGTGATTATTATTTGACGATGGAGATGTATAAGCATCATCTGGTATTATAATACCTTGATTATTATTAGAATTTTCATTTGATAAGAAAGCATCGTCAGGAATAATTGGTTGTGTCATGTTAATTTCCTAAATATTTTGAAGTACCTAGCCAATTTTTATCAGGATAATAAGAAAAAACTAGACTATTATTTTTTATTAAATTAATTATATCAGATGAAACATTTAAATTCAAGGCTGGACAACCCCAACTATGGCCTACATTTGAATTTGAGACGTATCTAGCTCCATGAATGACAACAAAACGTTTATAAACATTATCATTAATACCGGGTTCTTTACCATATAATTTTAAAGATAATCCATTTTTTCCAATATAAGTAGCGCCCGTTATCATTATACCAATACTAGTTTTTTTAGAATTAGGTGTATTTGAAAAACTATTGGCATAAATACCGCTGCCACTATTTATTCCATGAGCAACATATTCTGAATATAGAATTCTATTGTTAATTAAATCAATAACGAAAAATCTTTTTTGATTAGAAGGTTTAGAATAATCTATAATTGTTATTATAGGTTTTAAACTCGGATTTTTCTTTTTTTCTATTATATAAGCTTTTTTAGCTAATGCCAAAACATCAGGACTTGGTCCGGGATTAAAAGAAGATAAGAAAAAAGCGGATAATGCAACAACACTTAATAATTGTTTTATCATGGCAATTGATTATTATTATTTTGATTGTTTAATAATGATGCATATTGTAAAGCATCAAACTTATTTTGGGCCGGACTATTTTGTGGAGAAGAGTTACTATAAGGTGACGAAGCTAATCCTGAATTATACATCATTTGAGATGCTGGATTAATAGTACCAGAAGTAGGAGGTGCTTTACCTACTGCTTGCAATATTAAATTTTGATAATTATCATATCCACCAGCTTTATGAAAATTATTAATCATTTCTTGGCCTTCATCCGTTTTCATAAACCCTAGCATTGTTTTTTGAACTTGGGTCATTTCTGGACTCATTTGAGGTGGCGGGCTCTGAGGTTGATTATTTTGTTTAGCCATTTGATCAAAAGGAACAGGAGTATTTAATTGACCATTAATTTGAGGTCGTGGCATTGGTTGACCTCCAGCTAAATTCATCGATGATCCTCCTAATTGCATAGGAGCGGGAGGTTGAAATTGATTAAAAGATTGGGATTGACCAATACCTTGTACTTCAGAATCGCTTGGACCTAACATTATTGATTCTCCTGTAAATATTTAATTACTTGTTCTTTTGTCATATTAGGATTTGCCTTCATAATTTTATTAATATCTACCGCTTTCCCTTTATAAGAAAATGATTCAGGTTGAGCCGATGAAGAATTAGCTCCAGATAAAATATCCATTAACTTAGAATCATAAGCATCTTGATCTTCTATTTTTCCATTCTTTAAATATTGTTGATCAAGTTTCATTTTATTTTCAATAGTATTACGCAATACTTGAACTTTTTGTAAAGCATTACCTTGACTATCAGCTCCAGCACCCGAGGTTGCAGGAATTAAGGAATTTCTAAATTCTTTATTAGCTGAAGTTAGAAGTCTAGGACTCATTGTTTTAGCCATATCGGCCCATAAACCAGAAGTAATAGATTCAATTTCCGTTTTAGCGTCATCTAATTTCTGAGGATCGTATCCCATTACAGCTGCTGAGCCTTTAATAATGGGAGATAATAATTTATTCCTATCAGCTGTTACATTTCCTTCTGCATAGGCAGAACCTAATGTAGTAAATACATCTGGATTATCTTTAATTAATGATTGTAATCTATCTAATTGTTTTAATTGTTGACTTGAATTAATAATCTTTTCTTGTTGTTTAGTGGATTGAGCTTGCGTTAATTCCGACGTATTTCCTGAAATAGATGCTTTTAATGCTTTCATAATCATAGGATTCTTAGCAGCTTCATTAGCGTAACTTGATAACATTAAATCCATTGTAACATGATTCATTACATCTGATGGATTCATGTCTAAAGCATCTTTATATTCTTTTTCGGAAACTATTCCGGCTTTAACACCCCATTGCATTTTCTTTTGAATAAATTCAGCTAATTGTTTTGGATCTTGGATATCACTAGCTCCAGATAAAACTAATGAAGCAAAAGCTCCTCGTTTATTTCTATCAGTTTGTTCTAATTCTGAACGAGCTTGTAAAGCCATTTGCATTCGTTGAGCTTGAATCATCTCTTGTCTATCAGCTTCTGCTCTATCCATTCTTTGTTGTTGCATGTCTAAAGCTCTGTCGCCATGAGCAAGAGTTCCTTGTTGATAGGCGGCTCGTTGAGCAAGCTCTTCTTGTTGTAAACCTGCCTGTTGTTGCATATAAAGTGCTCTCATAGCTCGATCTTTTTGAGATTCTTGACCTTCAAATTGTTGTCTAGCTTGCATAGCTTGCATAACTTGAGCTTGTTGTTGAGCTTGCATTTGTTGTTGAGCTTGTAATTGCATTCCTAATTCAGCCATTCTTCCTTGACGATCTAAATCTCTATCATTAGCGGCTTGTAATAGACCTAATCGTTGATTAGCTAATTCTGCTGCTTTGACACGAGGAGTTAAATAATCAGCTACTGGTAGTCCTAAATTACCAATATTATTTCCAGCTAGAGCTGCTAGAGCTCCAATTTGTAATGGATTAACGTCAATAGCCATCTTAGAATCCTCCTGCTACGGGCTGGCCGCCAGTTGCTCTTGATGCTTGAGCACTAGCTAATAATTGGGCTGCTAGGCCCATACCTTGCATAACATTATTAGCTTGAGCCGCTCCAGTATTTAAATAAGCACTTGCACCTAAAGAGCCTTGATTAGCGAATAGACTTGAAATATTAGAACCAGTTCCAAGTGCTGCTTGTCCTAATCCCGCACCAGTCGTTATATTAGCTTGCGCTAATAAATTGGCTAATTGTTGATATGCATTATTTTGATTAGTAGCATTTTGACTATTTGCTGCAACACCCATATTCATCATTTGTTGCATTTGATTTTGATAATTATTAAACAAAGCTCCTTGTTGTTGAGTAAAATTATTATAATTACCGTACGAATAATCTGTTAACGCTCGAGCAAGAGCTCCTGATTGAGATAATCCTTTAGATGCATAATTATCTAACAATGGTCGCATACCTTGCTGAACAGCCATCTGTATGCCTGGATCATTTTCAAATCTCTGAGCCGGATCCATTAAATAGTTTTGTCCATATTGTAATTGATATGCAGGAGTTTGCATAAACTGCTGTTGTAAAGCAGTTTGAGGACTTGCTTGTACCATATCAACTGAATTAGTTCCGCTATTTAAAATAGCACCTAATGATTGAACTGATAATGGATTAACTGTTGCCGGAGTAGCTGATGAAATAGTGGTGTCAGTCATTTTATATTATCCTCGCTTGGCCAAATATTCCTTGTTGTGCAGCTAATAATTGAGCAGCAGTATATCCAGACATTCCTTGTAATTGATTACCTAATAAACTATAAGCTTGATTATATGCATTATAATTATTTTGAATATTTTGAAAATCAGTATTTGAAGTATTATAAGCAGCATTAGCTCTATTTACTTGATTACCGATCATTGTATTTTGAATGTCAGTTATTAATTGATTAGCAGAGTTAGCATTGTTTGCTAACCAACTTTTCATAGGACCTTTCGGATTGACATATTCATCATGACTGACAACTTGCCCAGTAGAGTCTATAAATAATCTTTTATTACGAAGTCCAGTTTGAATATTTCCAATTTCTGAATCTTTAGCTAAAACGTCTAAAGAATTTCCTAATTTTGGATCATAATATTTTGTTGTGCCGTCAAGTGCTGCATTTAAATAAGTTCTATAAGAAGGTTGAGAACCTATAAAGTTTAAATACGAATCAGTATATCCAGAATCTTTTAAAACATCTGTCAAATAATTTTTTGTATCAGTACGTGAAAATTTACTTCTAACATCTGCATCAGTTTCTGCAGCTGTAGGGCCAGTTAATGTTTTTCCTAAATTTTCACTAGCAAAAGCATCTCCAGTTATTAAATTTCCTACATCATATTTTCCTGAAACATATTTAGTTAATTTATCAGTATATCCAGCACTAGATTTCTTAGATTCAGCTAATTGTTTAGTTGTTCCATAACTTGATTGTAAACTTTGTATATTATCTAAAAAATGAGGATTATTTTGAATAGCCTGAGCTAAAGCTCCAGTTCCCATTGCTGCTCGTGCCATACCTAAAGAATCTTTGTATTTGTCCATAGCTTCATATCCTGCTTGTACAACAGGTGCATTTGTAGCTATACTCTGTTTTAGTCCTTCTTGTGTATTAGTAGTGGCTTGTTGAGTAGCTTTATTTAAAAAATCTTGTAAAAATCCTACAGTTTTCCCATAATAATCTTCTTGGGTGCCTACACCTTTATTGGTATAGTTTTCACTATAACCTAATGCTTGTTGTAACGATTTTTTAAGAATATTATTAGCTTGTTCAACACCTCCTTGAACATCAATACCGGCAGCTCCACCGCCGCTACCAAATCCTAATTTTTGGCCGACCTTACTTGCCACTCCTGACAATGCCATTGCTGTACCAGCTTCACCCATACTATTCTCCTAAAATTAATATATCGCCGCCTTTAGCGCCGTTTTTTATTTCAGTTTTAATTACAAAACCTGCTTTTTCTGTTGCTTTAATAGCAGCTATATTAGATTTTAATATTGGAGCTATTAAAGAACAATTAAATTCTTCTTTAATTAATTTAACACAATCTTGTAAATAACGATGAGATTCTTTATGCCTAAATTGTTTATATACTCCGGCATGAAATATTAAACAATTATTAGTAAATTCTTGAATCATAAATAAACCAACTACGTTATTATTATCAATTGCTTTATACAAAACTTTATTAGATAAAAAACTTAAATCAAAATCTTTTTTTAAATCCGATCCTAAAAGACCCAAATAAAGACTATCTTTTAAAAGTAAGTATTTTATCTCAATTAAATCTTGTAATCTAACTAAAGATATCATTATAAAATCCTATAAGTAAAATGAATTGAAAACATTGAACTAGAACTTGAATTAGCATTAAAATCAAACCTGGCTCTATCATTAGTCGTATCAGCATAGATTAGCCCCGAGCCAGCACTTTGAGATATACCTATGCCGGCACATTCTCCTATATTAGCAAAATTAGATGCTAATGGTAACGATATTCCGATTGTAGTACTAGTGCCCGCAGCTGTCGTAGGGTCTATATCTAATACTCCTGATACTGTAACTTTATCTCCAACTCGTAAATATTGAAATGATCCATATGATAAAGCTGTAGAATCAATATTTGTTGTATTATTAATAGTAGGACTATAAGTATTATCTGCTAAAGTAACTGAATTAGTTAAAGTTATAGTTTTACCTGTATTTGCAACTCCAGTTCCACCATATTGTCCAGCTATAACTCCAGCATTCCATGTACCTGTAGTAATAGTACCAATTGAAGCTAAACTTGATAAAGTTGTTACTGCAGTATTAACTAAAGTCCCAGTAGTAGGTAAAGTTACATTTGTAGTACCACTAGTAGTAAGAGTTAAGCTATTAGCTCCAGAGGTAGTAAAATTGCCTCCAAGAGTTATAGTTTTACCTGTATTTGCAACTCCAGTTCCACCATATTGTCCAGCTATAACTCCAGCATTCCATGTACCTGTAGTAATAGTACCAACTGTAGTTAATGCTATATTACCAGCTAAAGGAGATCCTCCTAAATTTGATAATGAAATTGGTTTATTAGCAACATCAGATAAATTATTAATAGCTAATAAAGTATCAGATGTAACTAATTTAGTAAAATCTAAAAAATATTGTGCCCAAATTGGACTAAGTAGTTGAGTTCTAGAATCAACTAAAGCTGTATTTAACGGTATCTGTTTAGTATTAAATGCCATTAATCTTGTCCAATACTGCCGTGTGCTACTGCTTCTTGTACCATAAAATCTATAGGATCAGAAATCGCTATAGCGATCGTCCACTGCCTAGCAGTGCCTAATTTTCTTATTCTTGCCCTTTCTAAAAATTTTCCAGTTTGTCCTAAAACAATAAGACGCTCACTGGAAAAAGATAAACCATTATCTTTTGAATATTTAAACATTAACCGAGGAACCGATCCTTGTCCGGATAAAACAGCTTGACCCGAATTAAAATCAAATTCAACACTAGAAACATCAATTTGGGCTTTTTCTTGCCCGAACGTTTTACTAATTCTAGATCTAATAATTACATTATTATTTTCAGTGAAAGAAGAATAATTTTCTTTAAACACATTACCAGAATATACATCAGCAAATAAATTAACTCCATTAAAATTACAGGAATGACGTCCTCTAAATTTACTATAAACAAAGTCACCATTAGAATCTTGCATTGGCTGTGTACTTTGTCTTTCATGCCAAATCTTGGTTTGAACATCATATACAAAAGTAGTATTTAAATCTGGTACAGTTAAATAATATAAAACATGACCATCTTTTGTATGTTGCATAAAAGAATAAGAATCTCTTAAAGAATTAGATTTATTTATATTCCATGTTATCGAAAAAGGAGAGACAGGAACACATGATTGTCCGTCATAATAATAAATCTGAGCTTCTCCATCTTTTTCTCTTCCTAAAAACATAAAACCATCATTCCAAGTAGATAATGTTTCTGGAGCTACTAATCCGACAAATACAGTAGAACGAGGTAAACGAATCCAAGGAGTACTTCCGTCATTATAATACGTTTCAATAGTTTCTGACGTGAAATTGAACGTTTGTTCTTTAAATGTCGTAACCGCGATTGTGGGAGCAGGTCTGGATGTAGGACTATAAACATTTAAACTACTCCAATTATTTAACATATCATTCGACGTACAGAAATAAACTGCGTCATCGGCTGTAATAAATGTATATCCATCAGTAAACGCTACTGATGTTACATGATTAGGAAATTGTACTGACGTAATTTGCGTCAATATATTAGTAGATAAATCTAATACATAACTTGCATTATAATGAAATATACCCAATTGATTATTAGCATTCGCCACCATCCAAACTTTAGTAGATCCAGTACCTATATTAGTTAAAGATCCACGTAAAATAACTACACTTCCATTATTAGTTAATTCATACAGTTTATCATCAACTACTGTAAAACAACGATTACTTAATCCATGAACTTGAGTAACCCATATTCCTCTATTATATCTGCCAGGAATAGAACTGTATAAATCTAGACCAGGAGTTGGAAATAATGCCACCATGGTTTTATTTTTTTCTTCGGCAGTAGAAGGAACAGGATAAAAATTAATAGTACGTTGGCTATTGAAATTTTTATATTTGTGTTGATATGATCCGCCAATTAAATCGATAATCATTTATTATCTATTCCTATATTTAAATCTTCAATATCTGAATCAAAAGATTCTAATTCTGCCCTTAATTGTTCAGCAATAGGTTTAATCATTTGTAACTTTTCAGTTTTATCATAAGGAATGCATAATTCTGCTGCTAAACCCATATATATAGCTGGTAACCATTCTTGCGGTAAATCAACTGTTTCATTAGAATTAACTATGTCTTGAATACAGTCATAATAAGAAAAATTAATAACTGTAGAACAAGTATCTGGACATGGAAATAGATATAATGTTCCAGTATATGGTAATGAATTATTAATTAATCGATCATAATAGAAATTACACGGTCTACCTACTGTAGTTTTTAACGGCATGTTAAAATATTCATCGTAGGATATATCACCAATTTGTACTTCTGAATTATTATTTTTTAAATCACAAGACGTCGCTCTAATAATTTCTAATGGACGATTAATTTTAGATGTATAAGCTACGACAGTATTAGTACTATCAGCGTCTACAGTTAAAGTATCTGCAAAACTAATAGTAGATACACCTTTAGTAGTTATAGTACTCCATTGACGTGTTCCGTCATTTACTTCAATCCCGATATTCATACCAATTTCAAAATTAGAATTGTCATCTACACTTATTATATTATTACCAATAATAGAAGTAGATGTTAGAGTAGTATTAACATATGACGATGTACAATGGTCGGATCCTGATACTGAACCTATATTATATGAATAACTATTAGCATCGGTAAATAATGTTGCTTGACGTCTTTTCCATAATCTAATGCCTTTAATTTCCCATGATTTAAGCATAAGATTTAATTTTTTTAAGGCATATTCATAATCTTCATTTTCAATAGTTGAACCTAAATCATATATATTAGATTCTTGAAAAGCCATTTCAATTATTTGTAATGTATTTAAATTAAATGTATAAGTTCCACTTGTTGCCATTTTATTGTCCCCAAATTATAGGAGATTGATTCCACAACGATGCAATATTCTGCCAAAGAGTTGTTCCATTACTAGTAGGATTGTAATTCATCGGATCAAATACTTCAATATTAAAAGGTAATATTACAGTAGGTACATCATTAGGTGTAGTTACATAATGATTAATTCTTGTTTGATTAACTATTTCTTTTTCTTGAACTGCATAAGGAACAGTTCCATAATCTATTTTATCGACGTCATCAGGACATACTAACAATTTCCCATGTCCGGTATATAAATCTAGTATGGTTGCTTCTGAGTATTTACATGGTCTCGCGCATATTTGACAATATATTATATAATCATCTAATTTTAATTTATTAGTTTTATTATTCATTATGGTAAATATTCTTTAATTATAATTGAAGATGTAAATACACCTCCTAATTTAGCAGCTCCAGATTCTCCATTAATTGTTACAGTAGTTCCTCCACCAGAATTAGTACCGACTCGTACTCTAAAAGTTGTACTTGACGTAGTACCTGCGGTCATAGTATATTGAAGTTTTGCTTGAGTAAGACTTGCTGCCATTTGTACATATGACGCTGTTAAAGCATTAGCAGTGGCATCTTGAAAAAGAGCTGAAATAGCATATGCCCCTGCTCCAGAACCGCCGACATTAATAAGAGCTGTTATTTCTAATATATTATTACTATTAGTTGGCGTAATAGATCTGGTCATAATCTCAGTTCCTTCGGAGATTTGAGGGATTGTGTTATCAGCTGGAGTATTAGCAGTTGTAGTTGACATTGTTGTATTTAAAGTTGAAACTATTTGTACAAGTTTACCGCTAGGTATTGACCATGTACCGTCACCTCTCCAAAAGGTTGAACTTGAAGCTGAAGTACCACTATTAAGATTATTTACACTTAAGTTTCCGGTTATACCAGTACTTAAGGGTAATCCGGTACAATTAGTTAAAGTACCACTTGAAGGAGTACCTAAAGCTGGAGTTACAAGAGTAGGAGACGTAGCAAAAACTAAAGCTCCAGATCCAGTTTCATCTGTAACTGCAGAAGCAAGATTAGCTGAAGTTGGAGTAGCAAGGAAAGTAGCAACTCCAGTTCCAAGTCCTGTTATACCAGTACTTAAGGGTAATCCGGTACAATTAGTTAAAGTACCACTTGAAGGAGTACCTAAAGCTGGAGTTACAAGAGTAGGAGACGTAGCAAAAACTAAAGCTCCAGATCCAGTTTCATCTG